CAAGCTAACACAGACGCAATCAAGTACGCATTGCAGTTAGTAGCTAAGCATGGATATACACCAATGTTGTACGGGTACTTGAACTATTTCAACGACCACATTTATTTAAGCCAGATTTCAAAGACGTACAAATTATGGCTCGGTGAATATCCGGACTACAATGTTACGCCAAAACCTAATTACAACTACTTTCCATCGTGGGAAAACGTGGCACTATTCCAGTTTACTAGCACGTACATTGCTGGCGGATTAGATGGTAACATCGACTTAACTGGTATTACTGACAACGGCTACACTAAGAATAACAAGCCAGTAACCGATACGCCGGCTGCCGATAACGGTAAAGAAGCCGATGACACGCCTAAGGCCGACATCAAGAATGGTGACAAGGTTAAGGTGAAGTTCTCGGCCAAGCACTGGGCTACCGGTGAAGCAATTCCGTCATGGGTACGCGGTAACACCTACACCGTAACGGCCGTTAGTGGTAAGAAGGTTCTGTTATCAGGAATCAACAGCCGGATTGCACGTAGTAACGTTGAGATTCTACAAACTGAACCCGTACAGAGCAATGTAAAGCTTCCTAACGGTGTTAAACGTGAATCTGGTACATTTACAGCTAACACAACATTACGTGTCTGGAATCGACCAGGAACGTCATATACAGGTGTTAATTACTATCGCGGTGAATCAGTTCGTTACCAAGGCTATATCCGTAACGGAAATTACATTTACGCAGCCTACCAATCAAGCAACGGTACATGGCATTATGTAGCCGTACGCGAAAATGGCGTTGCGTTAGGCACGTTTAAGTAGTATCATTAGTTATTGAAGAAGTTCAGCATGCGCCAACGGTGGTTGGCTGAACTACCATACGGGCGCGATTAAGTCACTCTTAACGGAGTGGCTTTTTTTATATGTGCCGTTCGATTGCAACGCGTATATAGGTATGGTATATTTAATGAGTACCGAGGGAACTACCTTTCATACCTCGGTAACCTCCCGAATCAGTCGCTAGCAATAGCGGCTTTTTTGTTGTCTAAAAATAATTTCAAAATAATGCTTGCGTTTATGATTTAATGATGTTATATTTAATACATCGAAAGAGAAAGGAAGTTATCAATATGAAATTCGAAGAAAGCAACAAGAAAGTGGCTACGATGTTAGGATTATATGGGGCAGATTACGAAACGCAATCCGCAGACGGTGTCACTAGTTATTGGTTGAAAGACAGCAGCTACATTATCGTTTACGCTGACGGTCATATGTCGGTTACATCCATGGGAGACTTTGATCAAGCATTGATGTTTAATTTAATTACAATTGCTAAGGAGGCAAACAAATGTTAGTTATTGATGTTGCAAGTTTATTAATCGGAATGGTTGCAGGTGGTTTTTTGGTTTATGCGGTTATGCAGAAAGGTAAGAAATAATATGAAAACAATAGAAGGATTATTAAGTCAACGTGGTACGGTATCGGATTCAAAATTGTTGGATGAAATAACAAAATTAGTATTGCCAGTCGGAGAACTGGTAGAACTGAAAGAACATCCCGGCTACGCGATCACTTCAGCCGGCCAAGTTGTTAGCTTGGCTAGAACGCGCGAATCTTCTAACGGCTATGTTAAACATTTCAAACAGCGGATTCTAACACAGACACCAACCGTTCAGGGTTCGCCGATTGCTATGATTGGTGGTAAGGCTCATGTTGTATCGCGATTAATCGCTAAGGCGTTTGTACCGAATCCCAACGGCTATCACTTCGTTAGCCATATCAACGGCGACAATACTGACAACAACGCGGCAAACTTAATCTGGGCAGCAACAGGGAGGGAATAGCATGACAAAATACAGCTTTACACGGCTTGCACGTTACTTGAGCAATGAAGCACGGGCCTACGCTCACTACGTCTTACACGACGAAACAGCGTACAAATACGAGACTTCAGAAGCGTTAACGTATGGCAAAGTTGCGCACGCAATGATATCCGGAATCGATGGCGATGTTACCGATGACGATTTTAAATCAATGTGTGTGCGTGGCAACAAGGAACTTGGACTAAAGAAATCGTTCAGTACCATCACAGACGCGGTTGGCGTCGCTTCTAAGCTACGAGAAGAACTACTCGGTACAAATTACCGCAGCGAAGTTAAAATCGAACACGATATGTTTGAGGGACGTATAGACACATTGAGTGATGACACGATTATCGATTACAAGTTCGTAGCTGTGCCGAACTTCAATCGGGTATGGAACGGTGAGCGATTCGACGATTGGATTTATAACACGCATTACGAAATGCAAGCATGGATTTACATGGCTACCCAGCCGCAAGTTGAGAACTACTATATTGTCGCAATCGACAAGAAGTCACTCAACTATCGAGTTTACGATATGAGCAAGGTTGCGGCCAACGGAGACTTGGCCGACATGATTACCGATTTATACAATCGCGTCGAAAAAATCGAGGCCGGAGAAATTGAGCCGGTATTTATCGATGACAACTCGGAATGGTCACAAAAACACATCATGCAGCAAGGGCTTAAAAAGATAGTCTATGAGTTTGACGGCAAGTTGTAGGCGTGGTATTATAGAACTAATCAAATGACAGACATACTAATAATTATCAGAGAAATCTTCAGTTTCTAATCCTCAATAAACAGGAATTAGAAAAATTAGAACTTTTTCTCTGATAATTATTTTTTTGCTCTATAAAGGGGATATAGGTATAAAAGGAACATTAGTGTTTCTAATTATTCTAATTGTAGTGTCTTACCCCTTGGCGCAGTTGGTTTCGAGCAATTAGAAAAGTTTCTAATTTTTTTATAATTATGCTTGATTTTCTAATTGCTACATGCTATATTTAAACAGTCGAATGGTTCTTGAGGTGGAAAAATAGTGTTTTCCAATTAGAGAATTAGAAAAATAACGACAAAAATTAGGAGGTTTTCGAATTGAAACTAGTAAAGAATTTGAAAGACGGCGCAAACATTTATGTGGTGCTTGGACAAGTCGGATCTGGAAAAACAGCATTAACTTTAAACCACTCTGGTAAAAAGTTGGTTATCAGTTTTGATGGATCGTACAGTACACTGGCTGGTCACGAAGATACGGTTACGGTAGTTGAACCGGAATTATCAGACTATAATGACGCCGATGGATTTATCGCTGAAATTGATAACATGGCTAAGGATTATGACTTGGTCGTGTTCGACAACATCTCAGCAGTAGAAACGACGTTAGTCGAAGCAATTCAAGCCGGAAAGGTCGGACGCAACACTGACGGTCGTGCAGCTTATGGAACGCTTCAAACGTTACTTTCCAAGTTCAGCACGTGGGCTATCCATTATAAAGGCGACGTGTTGTTCACGCTATGGTCGTTAGTAACCGGAGAAGACAAAGAAGAACCGGCCATGAACGCCAAGGCGTTTAATTCGGTGGCTGGATATGCTAAATTGGTTAGTCGCACAGAAAATGGATTTGACGGCTATAACGTCGTTATGAACCCTGACGGTCGTGGCGTGATTAAGAACCGCTTGGCTGACAAGATTGCTAAGCCTAAAATTAAGAACAGCGACTACTGGAAGGCCGTTGAATACGCCAAAAACGAAGCGTAATGCGTTTTAATATAGGTTGAGTGTAATTACAAGGGAGAATATTAGAAAGCGAGACACGAGCATATGACACAGTTAGAAGAGTTTGGACGTGAACGGTTAATTGATTTATTAAAGGAATCTAACACACGCGATATGCAAGCGCGTATTTTTCATGGATATAAAGCGTTAATAGGAGAACATGGCAGCGATAAAGATAAAACGTATATGGCACTTGAAAAGGTTGGCGAAGAAGTCGAAGTGACACAGGCACAACGGCTGGGAGAAAGCGTTATTGGACGGTTCGAGTATCGTAACCATGAATACACGATCGACCAAACGGTTGACTTAATTCGTGACGCCGCCGACCCACGGCAACATAAGGCTACCGAAGAAGCCGGTGAATTGTTGCACGATGTTGTTAAGTACATTGCTAAGGATAAATATTCACTAGAATCGATGTATCCTGACGCAATTTACAACTACCGTCCGAACGCGGCGCTTGAAAAGTACATTAAATGGCTAGAAGGCGAGTTGTGGCCGGGCGTATGGTCTGATATCATGAACTATCCATTCACTAACACCGATGACGAACGCGGAGACGTTAAGAAACACCTAATGCTTGGTTTTGCACCGGGTAGTGGTAAAAGTATCATCACAGGTGCGCTTGACGCGTTATACGGTTCAGCTTCGGCAATCATGCCGGCACGTGGGCGGTTCAGCTTCGACGCCGGAACATGGAACAAGCAAGTAGCCGATAAGTTCCTTGTCATCACCGATGATGATAACGAAGACGCACCTGTCAGCGAAGACTTTATCAAGAACTTTATGAACGAAAAGCAAGGTAATGTTACGGCTAGCAGTGGTGAACGTGGCGTGATGACATTTAAAGGTAGTTCGGTGATTGCTACCAACAACGAAGAAGAGTTTTACAGTAAGCCGCAAGTTAGTAAACGGATCATCTTGTTGCGTTTAGATAATAGCATGCCTAAGTTTACACGTAAGGAACTTGGTGAACTGCATGACTTGGATCCAGCCGACATCATGGCTCACGTTGGCAAGCCAACTCGCCGATTGATCGAGGCTAGTTACCGCAACAAGTGGACCGAAACGCAAGAAGAACAATATAAAGACATCAAAGAATACATCGTTAGTAATGGCGGCGCGTCTAACAAGACGTTGGTTCAGGTGTTCGGCACCGAAGCAATGCGGCGATTCAAGCGCAACCAGTCGAAGCCTAAGAATTTCACGGTTGATGGCGCAACGATGTATGGCTACCCGGCTGAAATGTTCGCAGAAGACGTTAAAAACTCCGTTTACGGCAGCACGTCACTGCCAGTCCAAGCTAACTTCGACGAATTTAAAATTCGCATGATGACAGGAATTACCGACACTAAGAACGTCGGCACAGTTACGACATCATTTTCGCGGTTTGCTGACAACATTAAAGCGTCTGCCGATACACCTAAGCAGGAACAACCATTGCTAGCGTTCTTCACAGGCAAGGACGCAACGCTTGATAGCATTGACGGCGCAACCGGGGTCGTTATCGATGTTGACGATAGTAAATTCAAGTCATTAGATGAGATTGAACTACCATATGATTATCTAGCTTATGAAACAAGTTCAAGTACACCCGACAAGTTACGCTATCGTATCTTGATCCCGGGTATCGAATCAACCGACGATGACAATTACAAGGCGAACGCACAAGCAATCGCTAAGCAATTGGGTGACGATGTAGACCCGTCCGGATTTAGCATCTCACATCGATTCTACGTAGGCGGAACTAACATCACGATTAATTACAAGCGACCAATGGTAGGATTGCCACACAGCGATAAAACAGGGCTGTTAGAACGTGTTAAGACGGCAGAACCGGGAACGCGCAACAACATTACTTACTGGGCTTTAAAACGTGCTCAGGAAGACAATGACGAAGATTTAGCGGCTGAAATTTTGAACGTCGCGCAGATCGAACCGGAAGAAGTAGAACGTTTCTCAAAACGTTGGGATGCCGGAAAGCTTTAATATCAACGATTAGACACCTTTACGGGTGTCTTTTTTTATTTTTTTGAATAAAAGCGTTGACACGTAATAGTAGTAGTAGTAATATAATGTACATAGAAAACAAGGAGGTAATTAATATGATTAGCGCATGCGGGTTAGTGATTATGTTGACAATTTTGTGTTCGGCAGTATTTTGGACGACCACATACAAAACAAGTAAGGAGTGATTATAATGGACGTGACAGCAATATTATTAATTGCGTTGGTGGCTTCAGGAGCGTTGATATATTTAATTGATAGCTATGTTGACAATGACAAAAAGCAGTAGTAGTATAGTTGCCATTGAAAGGAAAGGAGGATTTTATCATATGATACAAGAACAGATTGATATGTTAGAACGTTTATACAACAAAGCTTTAATTGCAGATAATACACGTTTTCCACTTTATGAACTGCTTTCGCTTGGCGACTTTGCGCTAGACTACTACGAAGGCGAAGCAGAAATTATCGAAAACATGACAGCTGAACAGGAAATCGAATTTTTGGAAAAGTACATCGAAATGGCAAAAGAGGAGAACAAGTATAATGCAAAAAACAACTAAGATGTTAGAAGATTGGGCCAAGGAACGTGACATTTTACACCACGAAAACGCGGACAAGCAGTTGCTTAAGATCGTCGAAGAAGTTGGCGAGTTGGCCGAAGCACATAACAAACATAACGGCCAGCAATTCTATGACAGTATCGGCGACACGATGGTTACAGTTATCATCTTAGCATTGCAGTGCGGTATCGACCCGGATAAGGCGTTAGAAGACGCATACAGCGTAATCGCTAATCGTAAAGGAAGGACAATTAACGGTGTGTTCGTTAAGGAGGATGACCTATAATGACGGTATTAGATAAGCTAATCAAGGAGTATCGGAAATTAGATGTTAAGATTTTGCGTCTGAAACGTTTCCTTGAAAACGGCTTAGTGCCGACCGAAGCGGAATTGGTTATGACGGAGACCCAACTATCAGCTATGACACTTTATAAAAAGATGTTGGAATTGCGGATTGAAAAAAATAAAAAAAGAGTTGACAATCAAAAGTAGTAGTAGTAATATAATAATCGTCAAATAGAAAGAAACCTCGGGAGGGTTAAGAAATGAAAAAGTTGTTTAAGTTTATGATAATTACATCGGTATTGATTGCATTAACGGTTAAGGCATTGCCTTACGTTATCGGAATTACATTAATTGTGATCGCCGGATTGATGTTACGCAAACAATTAAAGAAAGCCGGTAATTAATATGTGGTGGTTTATCAAGTTTGCATTGGTAATTAGTTTCATCATCGGAATGGCAATCGCGGCACTGCCTTACTTGATTGCATTAGCAGCAGGGATTACACTAATTGTATTACTCATTAAGTTATTAAAGCGAAAAGGGGTTATCTAATGGAACACGCGAACCAAGAAATCAGAGACTTAGCCAAAAGTAAGAATATTCCGGCTTGGAAGATTGCCGGTGAGTTAGGAATCCTAACATCAAGCTACTTTAATTTGTTGAATAGTCCACTGAAAAAAGAAAAAGAATCACAAATCAAGTCTATTATTGAAAAATTAGGTTAATTTATAACTGGGAGGAATTTTAAAATGAGTTTATTAGATAAGGTAAAGAACGCAGCTAAGCAGGTACCATTCGGTAATGAAGAACTTAATACCGGGATTTATAAAGGTAAATTAGTAAGCATTAAGCATGATACGATTAAGGAACAGTACGAAGTATATCGTTTCTGGTACAAGGTTAAAGCTAACGATAGTGAATACATCTTAACTGATACGATGTTTGTTAACGAAGACCCGGACAAGACGGAAACGCAAGTATCGTTCCGGATCAAGGACGCATTTGAAGCCGGCGCGGTTTCACCGGAAGCGTTAGAAAAAGCGATGAGTAACTTGGATGGATTCTTTGAATACTATGTTAAGCAAATGGCTAACTACGAAGTTGCTGTTAAGCTTTACGATGACAAGTACAAGGGTAATGTAAACCGTAAGATTGCTGTATCTTCAGTTAAACCAGCGATCGCAACCGCAGAAAAGAAAGATGACTTACCGTTCTAATTGAACAGGCCCCGTATATCGGGGCTTTTATTTTAATCATTAAGGGGGATTTTAAGTGAGACCAATAGACATGACCGGAAACAGATACGGTAAATTAGTTGCAATTAAGGTTGATAATTCCAAAAGAAAAATAGGTGACACCAAAAATTATTGGCTATTCAAATGCGATTGTGGAAACTATAAAATTATATCAGGTGCTGATGTTAGACAAGGTAAATCACGATCGTGCGGTTGTGGAGTTGTAGAATCTGATAAAAAGAGATTCACAAAACATGGTAACTCAAAAACGAAGTTATATAACGTATGGTCAGCTATGAAAAAGAGATGTCAAAGTGCTAATTGTAAAGATTATGACAATTACGGTAAGCGTGGCATACGTGTTTGCGATGAGTGGCAAGAGTTTAAAAACTTCAAAGATTGGTCAATTAAAAATGGATATCGGGAAGGATTATCAATTGATAGAATTGATGTAGATGGTGGTTACAACCCCAATAACTGTCGATGGGCAGACGATGTTACACAGGCTAATAATCGTACGAATAACCACAAAATAACTATTGATGGTGAAACACTAACGCTGTCTGAATGGAGTAAAAAAACAGGGATAAAATATAGTACGTTGTCAGCCAGGATAAATACGTATGGTTGGGATAAAAGGAGGGCACTTGGAATTGTTTAAGTTATATGATTACCAGCAAAAGATGATAGATGATGCACGTAAATTAATGAAGTCAGGGATTAAGAATATCGCAATGATTGCGCCACCAGGTGCAGGAAAATCAGTTGTGATAGCTGAAATAGCTCGCATGACAACCAATAATGGCAAGCGTGTATTGTTTTTCGTCCATCGACAAGAATTGGTAGATCAAATAAAAGAATCTTTAATTCAGCAAGACGTTTCGCCTGATCTATCAAGTGTCATGATGGTTGGCAAGGTTAAAAACCATATTAATGATTTGCCTAAGCCTGATTTGATTATCACCGATGAAGCACAACACGCGCGGGCTAAAACATATATAGACATATTCAAGCATTGGCATGACGTGCCAAGACTTGGGTTTTCTGGTAGTTTATGGCGTATGAGTGGCGCTGGTTTTGATGACATCTATCAAGGGATTGTCTATGGGCCAACTGTGAAGTGGTTAATAGATCATGAACATTTAGCGCCATTCACGTACTATGGTGCTAAGTTATTCGATGACAAAAAATTAAAAAAAGCGCATGGAGATTTTACACAAGCATCAATCAAAGAAGCGGCTACCGATACTATTTTTGGTGATATATATGATACGTGGAACGACAAGGCGTCAGATCGCCGTACAATCGTTTATGCTTACAGCACAGATCATAGTAAGGAAATAGCTGCAGAGTTTGTTAGACACGGTGTAAAAGCTGCTCATGTTGATTCTAAGACGCCAAAAGCTGAACGTGATAGGATTGTGGCTGCTTTCAGAACTGGTGAAATACAAGTTTTATGTAATTATTCGCTTTTTGATGAGGGCTATAACGTAAAAGAATGCTCGTGTTGTGTGATCGCACGGCCTACAGCTTCCGTGGTTTTTAATATCCAATCAACCATGCGTTGTATGCGCTACTTGCCGAATAAGCAAGCAATTATCATTGACCACGCTGGCAATTACATGCGATTCGGATTGCCGGACGACGACCGCGAATGGTCGTTGACTGGTAAGAAACGCAAGAACGACGTTGACGCACCTGACATTCACACGTGCGAAGTGTGCTATCAGGTGTTCTATGACTGGAAAGACAATTGCTGTCCGTACTGCGGCGCACCTAAGCCGGCACCAGACCCACGAACTGAACAGGGGAAGAAAGAGATTGAAGAAGCTGAAATGATTGAAATTGCCAAGCGCGTTATCACGGGTGAAGATAGCCTGATCGATCTGTATAATAAGTTCAGGGCGCGTAAGATGACGAACACTGGCAATGTAAGACGGCCGATTAACGCAGCGATTCGTCGTCGAGTTGTTGCGAATGGCGGTTATATATCGTCAAGCGAGTTACATGCGTTTGCTAGTGAATTAGGCAAGAAATTGTCTTACATTTACAGATTATATAAAATGGCAGGTGGTAAATGATGAAATATGTATGGTTGTTCGTGCTCGTAACACAAATGATTAATGTGGTGTACGGAGTTTTGACGCACGATTACAGCATGGCAACGTTTTCGTTAATTATGATGATTGTTTCCAAGCTTTATATTGACAGTTACGAGTAGTAGTAGTATATTATAATCATCAATTAGAAAGGATTGTGGAATATATGACTGAATGTGATTTTAACGATGGTGACATCGTGCTGTTGAAAAATGGAGTATCTGGTAAGGTAAAACGTCGGCTGGCGTTTGATGGATACTTAGAAGACGGATACGACTTTAAATGTAAAGACGTGTTAACGGTTTGCCAGCGGGTTAATGTTGGTGACATCGTTAAGTTTAAACCGTTTGATGTTGTTTGCCAGTATTATGACGGTATTTATAGTGATGCGTTCGGAATATCAAGAGATTATTACCCAGAAGAAGGAATCGTTAAAGTTTCTGAAAGCTACGATATGGATAGTCGTTTCGAAATAAAAGGCAGCGACTTAACTTTTTTATCTTCAATGGTAGAATACACTAACCATAGCCATGTTATTGTAATTAATAATGTCGGCTATGTGTCAAGCAAGTACAAAGTTGACGGCCGGAAAGCAAAAGCTAAGCTTTTTAGCAGCCGTGCAAAGGCTGAATTGTTTGCCGCCATGTGGTTTCCAACCGCGGATTACGAGGTGGTCGAATGAGTATCATGGGAGAAGAGCAATCAATCCAAAATGATATTCGCGTAAAGCTGGCACAAGCTGGCTACATCGTGTTTAGAACTAACGTCGGAAAGGTTAAAACGTCTGATGGCAGGTGGTTCGATACCGGATTGCCAACTGGTTTTCCTGATTTAATGGGATACAAGCCTGATAACGGCAGAATATTCTTTATTGAGGTTAAGACGGATCGTGGCCGGCGACGTAAAGATCAAGTACAGTTTGCCAAGAACGTTGCATCACAAAACGTCATTTACGGCGTGGCACGTTCAGCCGAACAAGCACTATATATTGTTGATAACGAATTGAATATCACGGAGGATAAGTAAAGTGAAAGTTTTTTATGATTCAGACGCGCACGCGTTATTAGAACTGGCGTCACGAGTTTACTATGATATTGTGGCGCGTGAATATACTCATGAGCCGGAAATTATTTTCAAAAACGCCGAAAGCGTCGCCGGTTGGGACGAACGAAAGAAACTAGAATCGCTAGTAGAAAACACGCTCGGAAATGAGTTTGCCTGGCTCAATCGCGTTATTAGATACGGTGGCAAGTTATACGTATACGATAAGTACATGGAGAAAGCTGTTAATGTATTCAGCGACGGCACGCTAGACGCTTACCCGGAAAACTTAGAACCGCTGTTTGAACTGCACGTCGGCGACGTCGTATTCTATAACGGCGATTGGCGGGAAGTCGAACTCAATGATGGCACACACCGGAGTGTTGAACTAGATGACGGCGACACAGATATTACAGCCGATGAACTCGGAGTAGTTGAACAGACGTGTGACGCGTTACGTTCAGTTGTCGAAGCTACTGATAGTGTATCAGCAGCCATGACGCGAGCACAGTTCGACCGATTGCCAGACGCCGTAGAACACCCGTCACATTACAATCATGGCGGACGTGAAACGATTGATGACATCAAGGAACATCTATCAGGTAGCGAATGGGACGCATACCAAGGCGGGCTACTGTTTAACGTCTACAAGTATATCGACCGTGCGCCGTACAAAGGTAAACGGCTAGAAGACTTGAAGAAGGCTGCATGGTACCTCAATAAGTTGATCGAGGAGATTGGCGACAATGATTGAATATATATCGTTTATCACAGCTTTTAACGCGGTTGCAGTAGCTGAGCATAAACAGAATCGTCCATTTCTATTGTTAGCAGCCAACCTTGCGGTGACTGTGGCGTTTATGACTATTTTTGGAGGCGCACTATGACTAGAAGATTAATGGCCGCTGGCTGCATTATGCTGATTACTTTCATTAACTGGTTAGCGGCGTGTTCACTATCAGACGATGAAAATGATTATCAGGAACTTGCTAAGAAAATGTTTTTAGAATCAGCACTGCCAGCAGCGTTGGTAGCAGCAATAATGGTATAGAATTAACCGAGTGGGAGACTTTTTAAAAAGTTTCTCACTTTTTTTATCTAAAACTATTGACTTATAAAATAGTAGTAGTAGTATATAAGACATAGAAATGCAGGAGGTAATAAAGATATGGATTTACTTAAATCAATTGAAGCATTCGCTTATAACCACCCAAGCAAGTTAAAACGTTCGCGGAGGTATGATTTTAACTCACAACAGATCATTGAGGAACTAATCAGAGCACAACGTAATGGTGTGGACATCGGTAAAGAATTGGAGGACGCTTATTATGACGTATGCAAAGCTATTAGAATCGATTGAATTACTAGAAACACTAATTAAGGTATGTGATAAAAATAATATTGAAATTGCGTTGTCGGTATTGTATGATTGTGAAGAACAAATGCGAAAGCTTGGCGGTCCGTTTGGCAGCTTGCGCGAACGCATTGCAGATGACAGGATTAAATTAGAAGGGAAGCTATAACATGGAAATTAAAAATATCGTAAACCGATTTAATGGCACAATCATCATGTACCAACTTAAACGTCACCAACTATCAGTAACTTGTTACACAGAAAACGGCGCTAACGGGATCGTATTACAATCTCGTGATGATGATGACAACGTGTTTACAGAAGATTACTTGACAGTAGACAGCGAATACAACGCAGCCGTCATCGCTAAACAGGTAGCTAAGCGCACTCACCTGCCATTCAAGTCAGAGGGGAGTTACGCATAATATGGCTAGCAAAGAATACAAAGAGCTGCTAGCGTTCGTGTTAGAGATGGAAAAAAAATACAAAACGCTAACAGCGGTACGCGGCAGGGACTTACAGAAAATGCACCGGCTGGCTAAGCCATGCTATGGCGACATCGACATCGAATTAACTAAATATGAGTACGAAATGGTTAGGCGGACACTTAATCACGAAATTACACCGGGGCAACTACGAACGATATTCAGTAAGGACGGTGGCGTTAAGATGACATACGTTACCCGCCGTCTGAAAGCAGTAAAAAGCGGCGCATATGAGATCATTGACAAGCCGGAAAGATGGGAGCATAAACGGAAATGAAAACAGATTATCAGCAATTAGTAGACGATATTATGGCGGTTTATCACAGTGAATTCGAATCGGTGCCGATGAAGCCGGTAGAATATCTAAAACATGTGTTTGGACGGCTTGAGTTTAGATTGCGATTTAAACAGTTGAGCCGACAATCACAATTCAATTTTATCGACGCATACAATAAGGCGGTACAGGTATGGAAGAACTAGTATACGTGCTTCTGAACGGTGAACGAGCAGTTGCGGTGTACACGAACTACAACGACGCGTTACACGACTTCTTTATTTTAGATAAGACGCAGCCGAACTCGCATGTTCAGATTGAGCCGATTAATATGTTTGACCGTTCGTTTTTAGATGATGGAGGTAATTAAATGTTAGCTTACGTATTTTTAGTATTGATAGTACTATTCGTATCTATGACGTTCGAAGATGATAAACACGGATTCGCAAAGGCGCTAACGATGTACACTTTAATTGCTGGGCTAATGGTTGCGATGATGTAATGGGAGGTAATTAAATGATTATTCCGATTGAGTATGATTTACCACAAGCTTATCAGAAGCTTAAATATTATGGGTTCAAATGTATCTTAGGTGCTGACGGCGAAACGTTCACGGTTCCGGGTATGGCAATATTCTTTCCGGAATATGTACGGCTAACCGGCGGCACGCAAGCCATGGCAATGATGAGAACGCTAGACAACGAAAAATTAACGGGGTGGTTACAATGAAAAAGATTAAATTAGGTTATGTTACACGCGACAATAACGGCAATGCTTGGATTCCATACCGCAATAACGATGGCACAGTTTCAATTGTACGGCTAGATTTGTTTTATAAATACCCGCTTTATGGGAACGATAAAATCATCAAGTATGGCTCAATGCACGAAATGCGAGTGCACTGCAATCACAACGTAAAAGAAATCATGGATAACACCGACCAAACATGTGGAAAGGTTAAACATTTCCTTCCAGGTGTACTGTATATCAATCTGAAAGAACACGGATTCTATACACTGATTGAAACCGAAAATGGCGAAGAACTGTTTCCGATTCGCTCGCTAAGCAAGTACGCGGATAGTAATACGCGATATACCGATTTAAACGGATTACAAGGCAGCTTTATGGAGGTTGAATAATATGTATGAATTAGGCAGTATCGTAAGAAACGGCGGCACTGATTATTTAACTTACATGTACAAAGGCAAGTATTACTGTTGCGATATTAATAACGTTGGCGGTAGTGATGACGATTCGTGTGGTGTAGGAAAATTGGAAGACATTAAAGCGGATTGTATGGCGCCCGGCGACCACAAAACGCAATTGAATTGTTACGGCGTCGTCGAAGGTAAATCCAAGCGCGGTGAAATTTACAATAAAATGTTGCTATGTGAGAAAAAGAAAGGTAAACTTGTCTGGGTATCACTTAAAGAATTACAAATGTGTGACTTGAATACCTTGCTACACATCAAGGCTAACTATTACAAGCCGGGCGATGAAAACGATATGAACAAATACGAAATTGAGGAGGTTTATTAACATGTACGAATTAGGCGACATTGTATCACTCAAAGGAAGCTTTTACATCACGTTTATGTACAAGGGTAAGTATTATTGTGTTAATACTGCGCGTGTCGGCGACGTTTCCGAAGTGGCAAACAAATGGCTCGGATATAAAAAGCTGAGTGAATTGAAAGAAGCGGCAAAAGACGAACGCGACACCAGAGCAATGGCTGTCATTGATACTAACCCCGACGAAAAACCGGCCAAAGCTGGTGACATCTATAATCACATGATGTTATTCAAAAAGAAGAAAGGCCGGCTAGTATGGGTGCCGCTAGAGGCGCTACGTTCGAACGACTTGAACGACTTACTGCACCGTAAAAATTATTATTACAAAAACGGCGATGAATGCAGAATGTTTAAATACGAAATCACGGAGGTTGCTAACTAATGACTTGGAAGAACGAAGACATCGAAGGTTTGATTCAGCTTGAACGCGAAGGGCTTAACTGGGACGAAATCGCTAGCGCGTTAGGCAAAACACGCGATTCAGTTCGTAAGAAGTTCTACCGCCTATCAGCCGAGGACGAACCAGAGACGGTTAGCAAGTCCGTTAAGTTCGATTCAGACGGCACAGAAACAACCACCGCGCTAATGCGGCTGAAACACGAGCCGGGTAAGTCACCGGAAACAATGCTTAAACTAACCGGCTATGATCCAGATAAGTTCGATTTAATCAGCTCACAATATAAGGTCTATGAACAGCATTCTACAACCGACGGCACAGTCCCTCAATACAGCATCACTGTGAAGGCGTCTCCTAAGTCGTCTGTGGGCGTTGCAGAACTAGCCGGTATAATTAACCGTACTGTCACTAAAACACGCTTAAAACGCACGTCAGGAGCGTCAGGCGGCAAGATGCTAGTAATTCCGCTGTACGATTTACACTTCGGAATTATGACAATTGATAAATTCCAACCGTATTTAGACGGAATCGTTGAACGAATCCGTACACGTGACTATGGTACCATCATTATCGAACTTGGTGGTGACTTGCTGCACTCTGATTATATGAAATCAACGCGTACGGTATCCGGCACACAGCTAGATCATGCCGATATGGTTCGCGCATGGAAAGACGCTGCGGAAACACTGGTAGCGATTATCGGTGCAGCGTGTCATGAAACTAATCGTGTCTCACTATATGCGGTCGGCGGTAACCACGACTTCGACATGCAATGGGCGTTCGTTGAAATGCTCAAAGCACGTTTTGGTAACGACGTTTCATTCCACAACAGCAGCAATTACCGCGACGCTTACCTATTCGGAGGGGTTGGTATTATGATGGCTCACGGTGACAGCGCTAAGCGGAAATTGTCAGCACTGTTCGCAGCCGAACAACCGGAAATATGGTCAAGCAGTGTGTGGCGCGAAGTTCACTACGGACACTTCCATACGCAAGTCACAACCGATGACAACGGCGCTATCGTTCGTCAATTCGGTACTCCTAAGCCCACAGACGGTTACGAAGACAAGAACGGATACACTATGGGGGCTAAGGCTTTAAAGCTCTTAGAATACACGACAGAGGGATTGTGCGCAGAATACACTTTATTGGGAGGCAATTAAGATGATTGAAATCTGCATTAAAATGACAAAAGATGGTGAAATTGAATATTGCTTGGCTGACGGATCGGAACCAATTACCGAATTAGAAACCGGCGTATTATTCTCGCAGCTCACGGCACACCAACTAATCAAAATGATGAACGGTAACGCTAAGATAGCAAAGATTTTGCTTGACAAACTGTTCGACAAGTATGTTAAAGGTAACGACAATGAAAATTAAAACATTTCATAACCAATTCGAAGAATCATACGAAGCGATGGACGACCGCGTAAATAAGTTTATTGATCGTAAAAATGTTATTCAGATTTCAACCGCCGAAACAGACACCAAGGTTTACGGCCAGTGACGCTCAATCACGGTTATTTACGACGACTTTTATAACGCGACGGGAATGGGGTATTATGATGAAACAGGAAATTAAAATCACACTAGAAGACGGTAATATGTCAATCGAACACAGCGACGGTATGAACATTAACGATTCAGCTTACGTGTTATTAACCGCGACGGCCGCAACGATGTGGCAAGGTGAAACGAGTCAGGAATCGGCAGCTAAACTATTCAACGCCGCGTACACTCAGGCTGCGGAAGTTTTATCAGACGTCGACGACTTGCCAAGCGAGTAAAACAGTGCTATGATACCCATGTAATCGAGCAAGCAATTTTATGTTTAGCTCAAAACGGTTGAAAAAATCAGCAATTAGAAATTCGAAAACGCGAATTATTTTCTAATTGCTAGTCCTTACTCTCCCAATGGAAATGCAAAAATTAGAAAAATTAGAAGACTCAGGGTAATTACGATAGTGTAAATGCTCAGGGTCTTCTTATTTTTCTAATTCTCTAATTTACCATATATGTATATATAAAGAAAGAAGGTGTTTTTTTATTATATATATAGGTATAGTAAGGGATTACGATATACTACTACTACTACTACTCATTGATCGGTCTAATGTTTTATTTTTCTAATTATTTCTAATTCTTCTAATTGGTAATTATCAGAGTTACAATAGTAGTATAGCTGGATTAACTGTTATTACAACGATTCAGATTTAATTAAATAAAGTGTTACAATTATGACACTATTACTACTATTACTACTAAAATCGACTGTACCTGTCAGTTTGGTATCATACCATTACTACTAAATAACCTAATTATACGTAAAATATTCACTAAACTGATGAATGCAGTGAAAAATATTCATTTTACCAACAAAAACTTGCCGGGTGTGTCTTTTTGCCTTATGTGTGTAGTTTAGACTGATTATGGTAAATTAGTAGTTTTTTCGTGTCCTAAATCTGAATTATTTTATTTAATTGTCAACAAATGTCAGTGGTGTGACACGCATGGTATAATTAACATTCAAGGGGTGAATATTATATGTTGACTGTCTATACAACGCAGAACTGTTCAAAATGTCGATTGACTGAACGATTATTAACGGCTGGAGGTGTTGAACATGAAACAACGCTTGCGACCGATGACGATATTACCCGTTTTCACGAAGCCAGCGTGCGCTCGTTTCATGTCGTATTAATTGATGGCAAGATTGCGTGGTCTGACTTCGATCCGGATAAGATTAAGGAAGTGATTAACGATGGCAAGCCTTAGAAGCGAGTGTACTGTATTAGAACAGCGATTCGTTGATTATTACATGGTTAGACCAGAGGCAACTTGGGCGTTAAAGAAAGCTGGCTCAAAAAATAAATACCCTGCACATGCGGCTAACGAAATGTTACACCGACCGCGGGTACAAAAATATTTAGAATCGAGGTTGAGAAAATTGGACAATAAGTTAATTATGGACGCGAACGAAGCAATGGAACTATTAACGCGTATTGCTCGTGGCGAAGAGCAAGAAACAATTGTTATCGGTACCGGTGACGGCGTGTATCGCGATAAGAAAGAAGCTGACAACAAAACTCGGATCGTTGCGGCTAAGGAAATCCTTAAACGTTACCCTAAGGCTAATCCGATGTACGAAGCTCAAGTACGACGCGCGCGTGCCGAAGCTAAGAAGGCTGAACGCGACGCCGCAACTGACAGCAATGATAAGCAGGTGGTTGTAAATGTCAAACTCCCAGACGACAATTAATATTGATATTGCTAACGATGTGACTAAGGCGTACTATCCGATGTTTACCAGTCGGGCGCGGTATCTCGTGTATAAAGGGTCGCGTGGTTCGGCTAAGTCTTACACCGCTGCAATTAAAGTTATTGTCGACGTCATGACGAAGCCGTATGTAAATTGGCTCGTGATTAGACAATACTTTACGACGCATAAAGACAGTACGTTCGCAACATTGAAGAAAGTTGCGGCTGCGCTCGGCGTTTATGATCTGTTTAAATGGAACAAGTCGCCACTGGAAGTAACGTACATTCCGACCGGGCAAACGATATTCTTCCGCGGCATGGATGATCCTTTGAAGATTACATCTATTACCCCGACAGTAGGACAGCTATGCCGTAGCTGGTACGAAGAAGCTTATGAGTTGAAGTCAATGGACGCATTCAATACCGTTGAAGAATCGTTGCGGGGTGAGTTGGACGATCCGGACGGGTTCTATCAAACGATTATCACGTTTAACCCGTGGTCTGACAGACACTGGCTCAAGTCAGAGTTCTTCGACGAAGACACACGACGTAAGAACGTGCGAGAGTTTACCACGACTTACAAGGATAATGAACACCTAGATGAAGCCTATATCGATTCGCTGAAAGAAATGTTAGTGCGTAACCCCAACCGTGCTCGTGTGGCCGTGCTTGGTGACTGGGGAATTGCGGAAGGTTTAGTATTCGACGGACTGTTCGAACAGCGTGACTTCAGCATGCAAGAGATTGCGGCACTGCCTAAGTCTGTCGGCTTGGACTTCGGTTTCAAACACGACCCGACCGCCGGTGAGTTTATCGCTGTCGATCAGATTAACCGGATTGTCTATGTATATGATGAGTTCTACAGACACGGCTTGCTTACCGGACAGATTGCACAGCAGTTAGTCTCGCATAAGGCGTACGGATTGCCGATTACTGCCGATGTTGCCGGGCAAAACCTGATTGCGGAATTGTCACGTGTGCATGGCGTGCCGGGTATCACTCCAAGTGGTAAAGGTAAAGACAGCGTTGTGCAGGGTATCCAGTACATGCAGTCGTATCGGTTCGTTGTACATCCGCGTGTTGTCGGCTTGATGGAAGAATTCAACACATACGTGTATGATAAGGATAAAGAAGGCAACTGGATCAACAAGCCGAAGGACGCGAATAACCATGCGATTGACGCGTTGCGTTATGCTATGCAGCGGTTTATGTTCGTTAAGAACGGCAATTACATGGGCTATCAAGACCGCGTTGCCGAATTAAAACAATTAGGATTGTGAGGGATTCAATACAATGATTAATGCACAAGCAAACATGGTCTATCAAGCTGACTTGGATTCACTGGACGCGACACGGATTGCGGAGTTCATCCGTCACCACAAAGCGAACCAAGTGCCGCGCTTGCGGATGTTAGACCAGTATTACAAAGCACAAGACGACGGTATCATGTCGCCAACTAACCGACGCGCCGATGACGGCAAATCAGACCACCGCGCGGTACACTCGTTCGCAAAATACATTGCGGACTTTCAAACGGCGTTCAGCGTTGGTAATCCGATTAACGTTAAGCTGCCGAAGGAATCGGAAGAGTTCGATAAGCTGGTGCGGGCCAACGATATGGACGCACATAATTATGATATGTTCCTAGACATGACACGCTACGGCCGTGCGTATGAATATATCTATCGTGGCACAGATGACGAAGAACATATCGTTAAGCTTGACCCGCTGAACACGTTCGTTATCTATGACACGTCGGTAGACCCACAGCCGATCATGGCGGTACGGTATCATGAGTTGCAAGACGTAAACGCCGATGGTGTTGTGATTAATAAGTACGTTCCAGAAACGTGGACGGATACGGAGCACGTTGTGTATAATCCTACACTCGCTGAAGCTGCGCTGACTGTCGATTATAGCGAACCGCAAGTGACGTTCCCGGTTGTTGAATATAAGAACAACGCGTTCCGATTAGGCGACTATGAGAACGTTATTTCATTGATTGACTTGTACGACGCTGCGCAATCAGACACGGCCAACTACATGACTGACTTAAACGATGCCATGCTTGTTATTAAAGGCGACATCGATACGTTGTTTGATGATTCGATGTTGTTACAAGGCATTGACCCGAACGATGAAGAACAGATGAAAGAGTTGGCGCAGGATAAGCTCGACATGCTGAAGGAAATGCGTAGCGCTAACATGCTGCTGCTGAAGTCCGGCTCAACGGTAACCGGCGCACAAACTAGCGTTGACGCTGAATATATCCATAAAGAATACGACGTTAACGGTGCCGAAGCGTATAAGAAGCGTATTGCGGCCGATATTCACAAGTTCAGCCACACACCTGATATGACAGACGAGAACTTCGCGGGTAACAGTTCGGGCGTTGCGATGGAGTATAAGTTGCTTGGCACGTTCGAACTAGCCAGCACGAAGCGTCGCGCGTTTAATCGCGGTATGTATAAACGTTACGCAATCGTTCAGCGGTTCGAAACTGATTTGTTTGATACCTGGGATATTGAAGCCGGCGACATTACATTCACGTATCGTGATAACTTGCCGACCGACGATGTTACGACGGTTAAAACATTAGTTGACGCTGGTGCACAAATCCCGCAAGAATACCTGTATCAGTTCTTGCCGGGCGTAACTGACGTACAAGAGATTATTGACATGATGGACAAGCAGCGGCAACAGACGGCTAACACTATGGGAGGTGTAATGTATGGCGGACAGACCGACGATGGAAGCGATGAGGAAGTTCGCGGACGCACGGCTACGGAACAATCCGACGGAAGCGAAGAAGATAATTAACGCTGGTATGCGTGACCTGATTGCGTGGTGGTATGATTTTGTCGAACGCCACCCGGATTATACGCATGCAGATGACTTGCAATACCCAGACCAGCAATCACTTGCTGATTTACAACGGGCAATGGCTGACGAGGCTGTTAGATATACCCAGCCGGCTAACAACGACGAACTAATCACGCTTGCTGCGTTCGTATATGCGTTTAAAATCGGTTCTAAGCTCGTCAGTTATAGTGATTGGTATTTATCCGAAGAAGCACGCAAAATCGTTGAGAAGACGTTTAAAGAGTATTCTAGCGTGTCTAAGGGTAGCATAAGCGACTTGGTAGATGGTACAATTAACAACGTCAGATGGTCTGATAGAATTTGGTCAAGCATGGACGCGTTACAATCAGACGTGCGTGCCATCATGAAGCAAGCCCTATTAGCTAACGATAATCCAGTTACACAAACGAAGTACATTCGTGACAAGTTTAAAGCTACCTATAATCAAGCACGCCGTTTACTTATGACGGAGTCAGCACGAATCATGGCTGAAGAGAATATCAGAGCTGCTGAAGACGCTGGTTATACACGCTTGAAGTGGGTAGCGAATACCGGTGCGTGTCGGATCTGTGCACCACTTGATGGCAAAACATATAGCCTGCTAGACGCCGGCGGTATGCAACCGCGTCACCCGTACTGTATGTGTAGTTGGGTTCCGACTGACGAAAAATAATAAGTGGGTTATATGCGTGTGGTCGTACTTGTGCGAATGCGTGGGCGGGGCCGGTAACCGCATATAACGTGCGAAGGAGTGTATAGATATGGCAGAACCAGAAGTAGTAGAAGCAGTAGAAACAGAACCAGCAGAAACTGAGGCAGACCAAGAAACGGAAACGACGTTTACGCGTTCTGACCTTGATCGTGAAGCTGATAAGCGAGTAGCCAAAGCGCTCGAAAAGCAAAAGAAAGATATGGAAGAAAAACTAGCAGCTGCTAAAAGTGAGGGCGAACGGCTTGCTAAAATGTCAGCGGACGAAAAAGCGGCTGAGGAGGCCAAGGCTAAGATGGACGCGTTAACGCAGCGTGAACAAGCGGTTAAGCAAAAAGAGCTGTCACTTGCAACGCGCGCGTTGTTATCTGATAGCGGTTTGCCTGACAGTTTAGCTGACAGTCTTACTGTTTTAGGCGATGCCGATGCTATTAAACAGGCTGTCGAAACGTTGAAAGCGACAGTTGATGACGGTATCAAGCAAGGGATTCAAGCAAACGCCCGCACCACCGCACCAAGTAACGGCTCATCGACGTTAAAAGACGCTGACGACCCGTTCCAAGCAATTCTAAAACAATACGAAAAATAAAAAGGGGTTAACTTATCATGGCAACAAATAACAACAACTTACCAGCACGCACCTATACGAAACAATTCGCGCAATTAATGCAAACGGTATTCGGCGTGCAATCTGTATTCGCACCAACATTCGGTGCGTTGCAAGCATTGGATGGCGTCCAAAACAACGCTACTGCATTCAGTGTTAAAACTAACGATGTTCCTGTTGTGGTTGGTGAATACGACACTGGCGCAAACGTTGCGTTCGGTACCGGTACCGGCAACTCAACACGTTTCGGCGAACGTCAGGAAATCATTTACACCGATACCGATGTGCCTTACGAGTTTAACTGGGCTATGCACGAAGGCTTAGATCGTTTCACTGTTAACAACGACTTAAACGCCGCTGTCGCTGACCGGTTGAACTTACAAGCACAAGCTAAGGTTCGCATGTTCAATACGAAATTAGGTGCCGCTTTAATCGCTGCCGCGGCTTCCGTAGCCGGCAATGACTTAGGCGCAGTTGACGACGTTAACGCCATCTTCGAAGCCGCCGTTGAAAAGTACACGAACTTAGAAGTGGTTGTACCTGTACGTGCCTACGTTACTGCAGCAGTTTACAACGCAATCATCGACCACAACCTTGTAACTTCAAGCAAGGGTTCAGCTGTAAACATCGATGAAAACGGGATCGTTCGTTTCCGTGACATCGTTATTACTAAGGTTCCTGAAAAGTACATGGGTGGTAAGGCTATCATCTTCACGCCTGACAACATTGGCCGTGCGTTTACTGGTATTGTAACTACTCGGACTATCGAATCAGAAGACTTCGACGGTGTTGCTTTACAAGGTGCCGGCAAGGCTGGTAGCTTTATCTTAGACGACAACAAGAAAGCTATCTTCACTGCGTCCCCAAAAGCGTAGCGCCGAATAATGCGACGGGTATTAAGCTTTCACAGGCGACCGCCAGCATTGCAGTAGGCGATACACGAGCTGTCACTGTTGATACTGTTCCGACTGACGCCGATGACAAAGCGACTGTTCTAGCAGCGGTTACTTGGTCAAGTGATACAGAGGCTACCGCAACGGTTGCGGATGGTACAATTAAGGCGGTTGCTACCGGTACTGCCAACGTAACCGCAACATCTGGAACGTTTACGGCTAGTGTAGCTGTAACAGTCCACGAATAGCATGTTATAATTAACGTACCCGGACGCGGGTGCGTTTTTTATTAATCATAATAAGGAGTGAACGAATTGAACACATTGGAAGCAGTAAAACTAAGAATCGGATTAACTGATAAAGAACAAGATGGATTAATCACGGAGTTAATCAGCGACGCCACGGCACGGGTACTGGCGTATATTAACCAAGATGGCGGCATTCGCCAGAGCTTGCCGGCTAACCTTGATTACATCATTAAAGAGATCACTGTGCGTATGTACAACGCAATCGGCGACGAGGGTAAGAAGTCATCAAGCGAGGGAGAAATTAGCAACACGTGGAACGTTATTGATTTATCGGAATACGCGGACGCGTTAGATATTTACCGAGATAACTTCAAACGCCGCCGTCCGGGAATGAGGTTTGTATAATGCGATATAACGATAGAATTACACTTATTTACATGGATGGGCCGGAAGATGAGTTGACTGGCGAAGTTAGTTCAGTTAAGAAACACGCAACGTGCTGCATTCAGCCGGTTACCAACCTGCAAAAGCTAAGCGTGTACGGCTTACTTAAAACGTCACCGTTAGAAGTGCATTTAAAGAATCGTATCGACATCCCAGACCGCGTAGAGATTGACGGCGTGCAGCATAACGTTATCGAAGCAATCAAAGGTCGGAAAGTGAGGGTATTGACAATTGGTGGGTAAAGGTTTTAATGTCAGCTTCAAGGGACTAGACAATTTATATAGTCAGCTTAACTTATCAGCTAAAGAAGCGCGTAATGTTACAAAAACAGCAATTAAGCAAACTCTATCAAAGGCTACTGAAAGCTCACAGAGAGTCGCACCGGTTGATACTGGGTATTTACGCAGGAATATACAGCCGGAGCCTGTACGAGGCGAAAGAGACGTTATAACAGGTCGATACGTGGCGCAGGCCGAGTATTCAAGTTATAATGAGTATGGTACTTATAAAATGAGTGCTAGACCTTTTATGCGTACCGGTACGACAGAAGCAACGCCGTTTTTTTATAAGGCGGTTGAACAAGCGTTAAAAAAGGCGGGTGACATGATATGAAATTAACAGACTGGTACAAACTCATAGCCAGCCAGCTGGCGGCTGAAAATATTAAAGTTAAATACAAGCAGCCAAGCCAAGCTGACGCATTACCACTGGTTCACATCAACGTTCACACCGACCTTGACATGTCTAACAAGTTCGACACACTGAATCAGGTCACACAGCAGATTGACTTGTACGCTGAAGGCACTACCCCACCGCTTGAATTCGAAGATATGATTGACACGGTAAAGCGTGCAATCAGTCGAACACCGGTACGCTGGGAAACATTGACAACACAAACAACCGTTGACGACAGCACGGGACGCGACATCAAACGTGCCATGTTATTAGTCACGGTAACATTATAAGGAGCGTGTAAAAGTATGGTAGAAACAAATAACGGTATCACGTACGTAAAAGATACCCCATTCCGCGGTAAAGATGTTTGGTATTTCATTCAATCGACAGATAAGACAGTGGCGCCAATTGGATCTCCAGCTGTATTGCCAGCCCACCAAACCGAAGGTAGCGTATCTATCGAAGGCGATTCAATCGACGAACAAACTAAGATGGGCCGTGTGTTGGCTGCGTCAACTAACGAAGATTCAATCGATTTGAGTGCTTACGTGGTTCCAGGCGACAAGGCTTCCAAGATTATCATGGACGCTAAGCACAACGGCCGTCAAGTTAAGGTATGGCGCGTTATCGTTGACCAACGTTTAGCCGTAGTTGAAGGTGACCACAAAGCATACCCAGCCATGTTTGGTTATGGTGTTGTTGATTCCATGGATATTACTGACGGCGATTCGTTCAGTGAATTGGAATACACGCTTAACATCGTTGGTAAGTTAGCCGACAAGAACGCAGACAGTTCAGACGCAACGTTCCCACTGACCGACGAACAAATTGCCGCATTGCGTCAGTTATATAGCTTCGAACGCCCAGGAGAAACCGAGGGCGAATTCTCAGACGCCGTAGGTTCTGAAGATGTCCCCGATTCTGGCGCCGCATAATAAGCTACTATAATTAACGTAGTAGTCGCAAGCGATTGTTTAATGGCCGTAACAACGACAATCACGGCGAAATCTGGTACACTAGAAACAACGGTAGCCGTTACGGTTACTGAATAATTAAACCCTATGGAGGTTATCGGATATGTTAAAAATTAACGATAAAGATGTTAAGTTTGATTTTCGCGCTTACTTCCGCGCTAACTCAATTCTTTCAAGTTCCCCTAACGCTAATGACGGCGCGAGCCAACTGTGGATTAAGTTCGTAACTGGCGACGAAATGGCGGTTCACGACGCATTAAATGTGTTACTACCTGACGTTGACGAAAACAATATTTTTGATTTACTTGATAAGTACGAAGAAAGCGGCGAAATGGATAAGTTACGTGAAGACTTACAAGCCGAATTATTCGCCTCGGGTTTTTTCCATCGCGCCGCAAAACGCTTAGTAAGCTTTATGGAAAAATATCAGAAACCGAAGAAAGCGAAAACGGACGAAGAGAAGCAAGCGCAACAGCTTCAGCACGATACGCTGGAAGAACTGAAGAAGAGTCTTTCATAATTGACTTCGCGCGTAAAGGGATAACCGATGTCGGTTATCCTTTTTCTTTATATAAATGGGAAGCAGAAGCGTTAATGGATGGCTTGAACTTGCGAGATGTGGACACGCGGCGCGCCCAACTCGACCAAGCGATCTATATCGCTGGACTTTCTAACGCAGATAAGCCGAAACGGGCACTATCTAAGATGAATTCTGGGCTGGATAAGCTTGAAAGAAAAATAACTAATAAGAAAAATACCCCGCAAGATAACAAGCGAATTGCGTCAATGATTGGCAAGGTTGGCAAGTTATTCAGCGGTGAGAATAAAGAAAAAGAAGGAGGTTAACACATGGCACAAGTAGCAGCAACATTTACTGCTAACATTAGTGGATATACTAATTCAATGCAAGCAATGACGCGTAGCACGCAAGGAATGCAAAGCGGCGTCGGCTCGTTAGCTAGTAAAGTTTCGAGCGGTATGTCATCAATCGGTAAAGTCACGATGGCAGCCGGGGCAGCAACTACTGCAATGGGTGTTAGCTCACTAAGATCATATGGGACTTTCCAGAACTCACTGAACAAGGCTGGCGTTATTGCCGGCGGTACAAGTAAAGACATTAAAGGGTTAGCCGACATGGCTAATAAGATGGGCGCTGACTTGCCATTAAGCGCCCAAGACGCAGCAGACGCCATGATTGCAATGGCACAAGACGGTGCTTCAATTAACACCATTAAGGACGAATTTCCGGCTATTGCCCGTGCAGCTACCGCGACAGGTGCAGACTTACAGCAAACAGCCGGGACGGTTCAGCAATCAATGAACATCTGGGGAGAATCTCTGAAGTCCCCTGAACGTGCAGCTGCAATTCTTACCGAAACAGCTAACTTGTCTAACGCGTCAGTAGAAGATATGTCAGGTGCAATCAGTAACATTGGTGGTGTTGCCAAGTTAGCCGGTTACGGTATGACGGAAATGACGGAAGGCATTGGGCTGTTAACCAACCGCGGTTTCACTGCTCAACGTGCTTCCCAAAATCTTTCACATGCAATCCTAGCCATGCAAGCGCCTAGTGACGTTGCAGCCGGTGCTATGGAAAAGCTTGGCATTTCTTACAACGATTCTAGCGGTAAACTAAAACCATTTAAAACAATTCTTAACGAAGTTGCCGATGCTACCGACGGTATGGGAAAAAGTGCCAAGGCTGCGGCCCTAAAACAACTGTTTGGTGCGGCCGGTATGAATGCCATTGCACCATTGCTCGATTCAGTTAAGGATAAAACCGGCAAGACGGCTACGTCATGGGACGCATACGCCGACGCTATGACTAAGGCAAGTAAAGACGGTGCTACATCGCACAAGTTCTTAGTCGGGCAAGCCGGAGAAATGCAAAAGAATATCGGTGCCAAGCTTGACCAAGTTTCCGGTAACTGGGAATCACTTCGAAACAAGTCAATGGCTTCAGAAAGTACAATAACCGGCGGAATGGTTGATATGATTAACAAAACGTTGACTTGGTCAAGCGAATCAAGCAGTGGAATCGCTAAAGTTGTCCGTGGTTTCATTGGTCTTTCACCAGTGATTGGGCCGGCATTAACCGGTATTGGCGGTTTTATCACGTCAACTGGTAAAATTATCGGTGTTGCCAGCAGCGCGGTTAAGGGCATTGCGCGATTAGGAACGAGCGCAGCAAGTGCGGCTGGTCGGTTACTTGGTGCTGGTAAAGCTGCCAAGACAACCAATAGTAGCTTGTCACCTATGACACAAACAACTAAAAGTAGTGCGGCGGCAGCCGGTTCAAGTGCAGCAAACTTCCTTAAAATGGGGGCAGCGGTTGCGTTAGTTGGAGTTGGTGTACTCGCTGCGGCCGCTGGTATTACGTTACTTGTTCAGGCAGCAATCAATCTAGCTAATGCCGGAACTACTGCACAAGTGACAATGGCAGCATTCGCGGTTGGTATCGCTGCACTAGTTGGCGTATTCGCACTTCTCGGGCCCGCATTAACCTCCGGAGCCGTTGGTATTGGCGTATTCGGAACAGCCGTTTTGGCAATTGGTGCCGGTGTCGCGGCGTTTGGCGTTGGTGTCAACCAAGTTGCGAAAGCAATTGTATTGCTATCTGGACACATGTCGGCAATTGTTCCAGTTATGTCAGCAATGGGCGCCGGGTTTGCCGCTATGCTAACTTCGTTTATTGAAGGTATCTTAACGGCAGCACCACAGATTTCAGCAGCTTTCATTAACATGATAGCAGCAATGTCAACCCAGCTCGCGCTAGCAACTCCGTTATTAGTATCTAACTTCTTACAGATGTTAACCGGCATGATGAACGCTATTGCGGCAAACGGGCCAGCGCTAGTAGCATCATTCGCAAACATGCTTATTTCACTGATTAACGCCGTTACTGCACAAATCGGACCAATCGTTGCAGCTGTTACCAGTTTAATCGTTGCGATGGCTGCCGCCATCGGAGCCAACGCGCCACAGATTATTGCGGCCGGGATCGCATTAATTGGTCAACTAGCACAAGCGTTCGTTACGCAATTGCCGTTATTGGTTCAGATCATGGGAGCTACAATGGCTGCAATGGTTGCCGTTATTGTTACCTATATGGGTAAGTTCCAAGAACTTGGCGGAATCGCAGTAACCGCAATCGTCGCCGGTATCACAGGTAAAAAATTCGACGCTGTTAAGGCTGCAACGGGCGTTATAACGTCAGCCGGTACAGAAGCTTCCAAAGCCGGACAATCAGCATTTAAAGCTGCTGGTGGTAACGCAGCTATCAAGTCAGCACAAGCAATCGCTAACAGCAAGGGGCAACACCAAGCGGCCGGTTCCTCAGCCGCACGGGCCGGAGCCAACGGCGTCAAGTCACAATCCGGAGCGTTCAGCAGTGCCGGTTCTAGCAACGGACGTTCTGGGGCCAATGGTATCAAGTCAACGGCCGGCTACTTCACTAACGCTGGTAACAGCAACGGTAGTGCGGCTGCTCGTGGGATTAGAAGCCAATCAGGCGCGGCCAACTCTGCCGGTACTACGCTTGGTAACCGTGGTGCTAGCGGTGCTCGTAGTGCTCATGGTAGTTTCAGTTCAGCCGGTAGCTTCTTGGGTTCCGGGCTTGTCAATGGTATTAAGAGCATGGCCGGTAGCGTATTGAGCGCAGCTTCTAGCTTGGCAAGTCGCGCAGCTTCGACGATTCAAAAAGTCCTTAAAATTCACTCTCCTTCACGAGTGACGTACGCGTTTGGCGGCTACTTCGGTGCTGGTTTAGCAAACGGTATTAAGTCTATGAACGGTACTGTTGAGGGTGCTTCAGCAGCGATGGCAAGTAGTGCCGTTGACGGAATGAGTGACTTAACAGCAAGTCGGAAAGTAGCTGCAAAATCGTTGGCAGCAGGTATCAACGGAGCTACGACAGATATTAACGCAAGCGCAACGTTGTCACCTAACACAGGTGATTCGGTAGATGAAGATAACTGGGTGAAACCAACATTCTACGTTCACAATGAGCTTGTAGGCGACAAGATTCAGACAATCGTTAACCAAGGACAAGCAGAAAGTTCAATACACGACAGATTTTTCAGATAGGAGCGGTTTAAATGGATTTATTAGTTGAAAAAGGCAACAGCAAAACATATTTAAGTCAGTTAGGATTTTTGGTTACTTCCTTTGAGGAGGGAGCACCAACCATCGCACGCAACAGCACTAATATTCAGGGACGCAGCGGTTCCGTTGATTTTGGCGGTTGGCACGAAAGTAAAAAGGTAAAGCTCGAAGGGTTTTACCGTGCGGAAGACCAATACGAAGAAGAGACGCTCAAAGAGCGCCTCTTTGCGTTATTGTCAGACCCCGAAGGTATCTATATTACTGAAATGCGTGGCGAAATTGGGCAAGGTTTCGAACGCCCAGGTGAAACGGAGGGGGAAGCTTACGAACACATGATGACGCGTCCGAGCCACAAACGTTTTTATGTTTACGCGTCATCGATCGAAAACGAATTGCAGGGTAATGTCGGCGGTACGGTTTTATACAAGATGTCGGTTGAGTTCACGACATTAAAACTTCCATATGGCGAAAGTGTGCCACGTGATTTAGATGTTAAGCTGAATGTACCTTATTACGGCAGAAATTTGTTGAAAAACACAGGAAATTTATCGTCAACTTCAACTACAACATCTTGGGCAACACTATTTAATTCTAGCCAAATATATGATTCTGGAATAAAGTCCATATCAGGAGTTTCAGCAATGGTATTTAGTTTCAATGTGTATGTACCATTGGATGCTGTAGTTGGAAGCACCATTCCTATCCAATTTAAAGGCCAAAATTCTCAAGCTACAAATACTGGAGGTGATGAATGGAACACACTTGTTGGTAAAAATAATTATGCTATTAAACAAGACGATTTAGGTAAAACAATTCGTGCAAGTATTTCAATACAAAAATATTCTAATTATCAATCTTTTGATACTGCTCTAGCTGATACCGCTAGTATTGTTATCAGACAAAATTCAAACATACCGGGATATGTCTATTCTAAGCTTAAACTTGAAACAGGTTCGAAAGTAACACCATGGAGCCCAGCACCAAAAGATCCTGAATATAACGCTTGGTATACTAAAATTTACTACAACACAGACAACTTAGTTATTCCATATGCCGGAACGGTGCTTTGCAATCAACTTGAACAGGGATTTACAGTTGAGTTCACTGCAAAAGAAAGTGGAAGTAATTTCAAGTTAAACGTTAACGGAACTGAATTAACGTATAACGGCCAAGTTTACAACGGAGACGTTTTAAAACTGTCTGGGTACGAATATACTAAGAATGGATTGAGCGTCGTTAGAGCAACCAATAAAGCGTATTTTAAACTATTACCTAACGTCACCAACACGCTTTCATCCAATTTACATGGTACAATTAAAGTGTTGAATTTCCAAAATTTATACGCATAAGGAGGGTTTTTAATGGCAGTTTTTAGAGACGTTGCCAATGATGAATACGTTGCTGACGTCGAATTTAAGCGAACCGAAGGTGTTAACGGCGAGAAGTCGCTAACTGGCACGATTTACTTCGGTGACGCAGTTAAAAACGGAATCGCGCGCGGCTGGACTGTTATGTTCGATAACGAAGAATATTGCGTTTTAACGTTCACTAAGAACGATGAAGACAACACGGTTTCATTCACGGCAGTTCAGATGTTTTTCTATAAAATGAGTAAGACGGCGTTTCACGAGCAATGGAATGGTTCACACCCGTTTAACGAATATTTAAGAGCTATCTTCGATGGCACGGGTTACACCTATGTAAACGAAGTTAGTGCCGCAGCATTTGAAAAAGAAAACTGGGGGTTAAAAAGCAGATTAGACTTATTCAACGACATCATCGACCAAGTATCAGCTGAATTCTATGTAGACGGCAAAACAGTTTACATCAAAGAAAAAATCGGCTCGGACTTGGCAACGGTTGTTAGATACGGGTTCAACCTAGAAAAGGCTGAAATCGAAACTGACAACAGCTCGTTCGCAACTTACGGCGCTGGGTTCGGTGCTCATGACGACCCAGATGACAACACTAGCCCGCAGTTACAAGTCGAATACTACAGCCCGTTATATGACTATTATAAAGATAAGTTCGGTAGGATTGAAGCTGAGCCGGTTAGCGACGAACGTTATACGATTAGTGAGAATTTGTTAAACGCCGTCAAAGCACGTGTTGATAACAGTTGGACTATTTCAATCACGTTATCAATGCTCGATTTACAAAACGCTGGTTATCCATACGCAATGGCTACTGCTGGTGATACAATCACGGTTGTTGATGAAAAGTTGAATTTTGAAGACCAAGTTAGAATTGTTCAGGTTGTTAGCAACTACGATATTAACGGCAATCGTATTTCGGTGGAAGTTACTTGTGGAGACTTGACAATGGCGCAACACCAAGCCAGCGGTTCGTCTTCGGTCAATAATACAATTACTGACATCATCAACGGTGACGCTACATTGCCAGACGCTTGGTTTAGCAGCCAAATGAAACTAGCTACTGATAGTATTCTAGCTGCACGTACTGAATTAAAGTTTACCGACCAAGGGATTATTGCGATTGATAAAAGCGACCGTAATAAGCTCGTTATTCTTAATTCAGCCGGAATTGGCGTTTCTACTGACGGCGGGCAAACGTTTAAAACCGCCATCACGGCTGAATCAATCGACGGTCAAAACATCAATATTAAAAATATTAATGCTAGCAATATTGTCGCTGGTGTTATCAATGGTATCACTTACAACACGGTTGACGACGTCGATAAATTCAGAATTACATTACAAAAAGGTAATATGGAGTATTTCAACAATGGCGATTCTATGGGTGGTATCTATGCCACTAACGATCAAGCCACCGGCGACGTTAATGGGTTCGCAATCTGGAATTCACCGGGATATATATTCAGTATTAACCAATCTAACGAAGACCAATCATTGTCGCGAGCAGTATTTCAAATACCGAAAACATCAACACTAGACCAACCACAATATAAGCTGTTCGGAAATTGTCAATCTAACTTGAACGTTCAAGCACAACTGTACTCATCTGGTAACTATTTCACCGATGGCGACATTGTTAGCCAAAAAGACGGCGTGTTCTGGATTATTGGTAAACAACAAGTTGCGATTAGCGGTAACAACGGCGGTACTAACATGCTCAACGTATACGGCGATCATGTAGACGTGATGAATGATTTTACAGTATACAACGGTACTAAGAACGCGGCTGTTGTCACACGTGATGGCGTACGCGCCACACCGGCTTACGAAATGGCTGAAAGCTACTTCGGCGACATGGGAGAATCTGATACCGGTGACGCTAGACGCGTTGTCGTTAAAATCGAAGAGCTGTTCAGCGATACGGTAAACACGTCAGTGACTTATCAGGTGTTCTTACAATCTTACAGTGCTGCGCATGTGTGGGTATCAAAACGCAACGAAGATAGTTTTGTTGTCGAATCAGACACGCCGAACGCTCCGTTTGCATGGGAAATTAAGGCAAAACGTCGCGACCACGAAAACGAACGATTATTAAAAACGGCTATGACTTACGAAGAAGTCAAATCAATTGAAGAAAACAATAAAACTTCTGAATATAAAGGAGAAACCAAGCATGACAATACGAAGTTATGACATTAACTTAGATAGTTTCAACGCAACAATTCCGGAGCCCATTATTGGGCGCCAAGGAGATAAAAATGGTGCCGTTACGTTACATGTATCAATCACAGATCGAGGAATGGCGGTTGATTTAACTGGTCAAACAATTAACTTAATGGCTGAAACTGCTAAAGGAACTGCAATTGTCGCTGATAACTTAGGTGTTACGCTGACTGACGCTGTCAATGGTAAGTTCGATTATGCTATCCCTAATGCGTTGTGGAGTGAATCTGGAAAGATTACACGAGCTTACTTCTCTTTAAACGATGCTGACGGCCAACAAACGACTTATGACTTGATTTTTATCGTAAAAAAAGCAATCGACATTAGTCAAGACAAAGCAGACGATTATATCACAATCATTGACGGTACACTGCGCGATTTAAAAACTAAAATCGATGCGATCTATGCAGAATATCAAAACGGAAGATTTTATAGTAGATCAGAAATTGACGGATTACTAGGGAACTATTATACAAGAGATGAAATAAAGACTTTCTTCAACGATATTTCAATTAAGTCTGAATGGTTCGGAATTGCCGCAGATGGTGTCACAGATGATACGGACAAAATCCAAGCAATGTTTAATGGCTTAAGTAAGCCAGCAAATGTTATTTTTCCGCAAAATTCAAAAATTATTGTTAGCAAGCCTATCGTAATCACCAACAGCAATTTGAAAATTAATTTTAATGGTTCCACGTTAAAATACACAGGCACACAAGCACTAGACCATAATAACGGCTCTGACAGATATTATGGTGCGTTAATGTTTGTTGGCACGGTTGAGACAGATTATAAAAACATTAGCAGTGTTGTTCAAAACAAAGGATTTGTTGTTCCCAAAAATACACTAGGGCACACAGATTACGATGGCCAAACAACGCCACCAGACCAAGTTAGCGAACTAAAATTAGCAAGTGGCGTAAATAATGATTTTGCAATCGGCGATTATGTTGAGGTAACAATCAAGAACTATGATGGCACGTATAGTAAAACATATGCCGATAATCCCGCAGAAATAAATGGAATTGAATGCGAAGTTGTTGCGATTGACGGTCAGAAAGTCTATGTGGATTTTGCATCTGACTATGTTTTCGACAATTTGAAATCGGCGACGATTAGGAAAATAATTCCAGTAAAAAATATTGAAATAAATGATTTAAAGTTTGAAGACAATAATGAAACTGTCATACCAGATAGCCCAACAAGTGATGATAGGGATTCATGGGTAAGTGGGCTTAAATTTATTCGTTGTGCAAATGTAAGAATTAATAATTTTTCAGCAAGCAAGCATCGCTTTCCCGCCTTAAGCATGTGGCAAGTACATGGATATGACATCACTGATTCTGAAGCTTCCGATGCTAGATATTTGGGGCCTGGTTGTGGTTATTTAATGCAACTTATATCAACTACACATGGAATTGTAAACAATGCACACGGTATTAACATTAGACATTTGGTTGATTTGTCTGCAAGCGGTCATGTTTTAATTAAGAATTCCAGAATGCCTAATGCATGGCTGAACGCCTTCGATTGTCACGGAACTGGCGAGTTCGATGTTTCATATCAAAATTGTGTTGGGAACTTTTTATTCGGTAATAACATCGCCGAATTACCAAATATGACTGACAAAGTTTCGATCATCAATTGCAAAGGATCAATCACAGCTTCGTGGATTCATCAACTAACTATCATCGATTCTGACGTCCACATTTTTGATTACAACAACAATCAAAGAATCGTTAAGTTTAGAGTAATTGGATCAAAACTAACGGTTCAAGATAATGTTACAAAAGTTTTTGCTTCATCAAGAGGGTCGTACAATAATAGTTTCTTTGAAATTAGTAATAGTTCTATTAAATACAGCACAAATTCATCATATGGATCAACGATATCATTACGAATTGAAGGATATGAAACGGTAAGCTTAACAGGATTAAGTGGAATCATTAATAATAGCAACGTTTTTCAAACAATCGAATTTCTAAAATGTAATATTATTTCACTTGACAATATCCCAAATATTACAAATGTTGGATTTTACATCGTTAATGTTTCAACTGCCGGGGATGAGTATGTTTCAGAAACAACAGCTGATAATGGTGTATTTTCAGTCAGAAATGTTAAATTTATCAATTCAATCAGTTCAAGCTTAGCTGCGTCATTTGTCAATATTGACAATTTCGGTTCCGCATCTAATTACACACTAAATTACAATCAATGTATGTTTACATCAACTACTGAATCACGTTGGCTGAGAATAAATACGACTTTCGCTGCTGTAGTAAATGCAACCAACAATATTCTTACTGGTGCAATCAGTGCATATCTAAGTGCTGGAACTTTACCAGTTGTTAGATCTGTGGACAATATTGATAAAAGCAGTATGGAAACTAGATTGAGAATAGTAAGTTTTAAATCTAATCTTGCGCTTTCAACTGGTGATAAAGGTGTAACGTTCCGCTTCCCAAGCTACCGTAAACAATACAGTACAGACTATGCTGTACAAGTAACACCAAGTTTTAATTCCGGCGCAATTTGGGCGCACAATAAAACAACAGGACAGGTCGCAATTAATTGGCAAACAAAAGCACCATCAGGAGCATATTTGAGCATCTCAATTAATTAATTGTTTTTAAGGAAGTGAATTTTATTGATTAAAAATTTAAAAAATAACAGATTTTTGTTCTGGAAAGCGCTAGAAACATATGGGATTGGTGCATTGTTTATTATCCGGAAGAACACAATTTTATTTTATCCACCAAGGCCATCGCTATTAATGTATTTCGATGATCCGCCATTTATATTTTTAATGGGGATCGTTGGAACAAGCAATGTTACGGCAGGGATTACCCTGCATTCAGCTGGAAATTTAAATGTGTATCGAGACCAAGCAATGGGAGGGAATTTAACTGCCGTTGCATGGACACTAACTTACATGGTGTAATAAAGGAGAAACACAATGATTAAAAATATCAATAAAAACCGTTTCTGGTTATGGCAATCAGTAACCACATACGGACTAGGGATTATCTTTATCATCAACAACAACGTATTCGGCGCGGCGCCGCCTAGGCACACGCCTATTGAACAGTTCGACGATCCAGTATTTATATTTTCGATTGGGATTGTTGGAACTTTGGCGCTGGTTTATACGTTATGGGATATTAAACATCTGTACTATAAAGCGATTATGGCGGGGCTATTAACAGCTGTGTGGTTGTTGTTCTTTATTGTACTGACACTATACGACATTGAAAGGGGGCGAGTTTTAGGGTTCGAAAACTTTTTTGCGTTAGTCGTTCTCGGTTCGCTGCTACACGAGATTATAACGGGGAGTTGAACGCGTTGAGCGACACAGTTATTACGGCATTAATTACCACCATCGGCAGTGTTCTAGTGGCTTACATAACGGTCGCTTATGGCAAGTCACCAAGCAATGACGATAAAGACAAAGAATTAGAAAAGAAAATAGAAGAGCTTGAAAAGGAGTTAAAAGAACATGACAAGAACAATCCTTGATATCGTACTGACAATCGTAGC